CTGCTCTTGAGTGATTGCCTTCCTCTTCTTGCCCGGATTGTGAGAGCCAGAGAACTTGCCCACTTGTCGAGCCATAACTTCATGTGTCTCACTGTTCGTGACTAAGGTGGCGGGATCGTCGAAGAACTCGAGATCCGCGGAGGACATGTATTGCCTGTAGGTGGCGAATGCGGCTGTGGCCAATAAGGCTGCTGGTGTCCAGCCGCTCAAATTCCATTTCCCAGGGTTGTCTTCCTTCAAAAGGGCGTCTACGTCAACCCTGTTAACTTCATCCTCCGCGTTGTACTTCGGCACTGCTGTGCCAGCAGTCGCAAACCTGCCTCTCCGTTCGTCTTGGAGAGGGGTAGTAGACAACTTCGGCAACTCCACTTGTTCGTCAGGGAGATTCAGATCTGGCACCACGTCCTCGTAACTTTCCTCGTCCTCTGGAATCGTCTCCATCTGCTCCGGAGTCTGGAGGTCGGCAGTTGCCGCGCTCGGACCATAAATGACCGGAGGCGCGGTTGGCCTCGGCAGACCCGGTGGTTCGGAGACTGGCCGAACGTCTCGGTGAGGGAGTGGTGGCGTAGGAGGCCTAGGAGGCAGCACTACGATCTCATCGCCATCTCTCACAAATCTTTGAGGAACCACAGGAACCTCTAAAGGAGCTACAGAAACGCCTGGAGCTTGTTTAGTCGCGGGAGCAGTATCAAGAGTGACGGACTCAAGAGGACTGTCCCTGACAGCGATGGCGCTTGACAAATCTTCGTTTACGTCACGATATTGGAGAGGCGTAGTACCCCAAATGGGGTGGTATTCTGAATCTCCTCTCCTCGACTTCGGAACCATATTGTACTTGATTCTCTCATCAATAGTATCATTGATCCGGTCCAGTATAACGTTGAGAAAACTGTAAGACTCTCCGGTAGGGACAGTTCCGTTCTCGTACATGTCCTCTGGAAGTAACCGCTTTAACAAGTCGAAATCTTTCTCTATCTCCTCGTCAGCACTAGCAACACACTTGTTATAATCATTGAACTCGTTCTGCTTGGCTATGAGAGCTTTGATCAAGGACCTGTGAACGGCATCTCCATTGGCAATCTCCATCAAGTATTCTTCGTCAAGGTCGAGGAATTCGAAAAGCTTGGTCGCAACTGTGACCGGAGCTCCTGCGAGATGGTTGCGTAGCCTCGTTCGTTGAAGGGTTTCGTCCTCTTCAATGGCAGCCCTAAGGCCCCTCATGAGCTCAGGCGCGATCCCTACTCCAGGAGAGGCAGCCAATCCGTACTCAGCAAGACCATTGGAAAGAGCGCGGCCAACCTGAGCGGCAATATTTCCGCCAACTTTCTCGCTACTAGAACCATCCGAACCGTCCTCTTCTATGAAGCACTCTACAGCCTTGTTGACCTTAGAGCCCCGCTCCAAGTCATCGAGGTCTGCCCATCTGGTGCGCCTGCCGGCGCGCTTGCCAACAGTTGACGCAGAGTACTTATCTTCGATTGAGCCGTGAACCATAGTCATCTCGTCTTCGTGACCAAGCTCAGCTAAGCGGTTAGGATCTTCATCCTCATCCTTGTCTTGGTCATCTTCGTTTTGTCTTTCTTCCATTCTGTCCATGCGCTCATCCATCTTTCTCTCCCACTCCTCGTGGGCTGCATCGACGTCGTAGAAATAATGATCTTCATCTCCGTCCTCTGGATGGGCGTACCGGTCATATTGAGATTCTGCCTCCTGAGTAGACTCGGTGGCGAGTTGCTTCTCGGTTTTCTCTGGCTTCTTCTCAAGTGCACCGATCATCTTCAGAAAGTGCAAAATGTCTGGTACGGAAGTGGCAAAATTTGTTTTCTCCTTGCCAAACTTGCCCAATATATGCATGCCACATATCTTATTGGCACCATTGAGCCTGATCCAAATGGGCGCTCCTGAACAGCCCTTGTACGATGTGCAGCTATGCGGGATAACTCCGCGCATCTTGTGTTCGTAACTGGGACTTGTCAAGTTGCCGTCGGAAACTTTGCTACTCTTTTCCGTTCGATCCCAAAAGTAGAGCCTTGTGCGGCCCTTGGCGGCACGGGTAAACCCAGTAACCTTCAAAGAAGCCACTTGGATGCCACACCAGAAATCTTTTGGCAAAGCAAGAGCACAGATATCGGAGCCAGTACCAGGGTCGTATTCCTTGTGAGAGAAGAACTCCTTCTTGCCAACGATCTCTGTCATCTTGACGCACTTACCAGTCTTGGGATTTAATATGGCGATATCTTCCCAATTCACACTATCAAAAGCGTGCAGAGCAGTGATGAGATAGTCAGCGAAGCGAAAACCCATGGCAATCTCAGTAAAGAGAGATTCTCCGGCCCGATCTGACACGGTTCCTAGGACAACAACTTCCTTAGGGATCTCTGCGTCATAAACGTTTGAACCCTCGATAACACTCTCGAGAGCAGAGACCTGTTGATGCTCGTAAATCGTCTTGAATCCACCCTCGAAGCCCTTATCCTCGTTCACGTATTGCGAAAACTTAGGAATAAGCTTGAACACCTCTTGCGAGGGGGTCCTGAGGTACATTTCGTCACCATCTCTGAAGTAACCTGGTTTCTGTGCAGCGGCAAACTTGACTTTCTTAACGCTCGCGAGCTTCCACCGATAGTAAGACAGGAGTCTTAGCGGATAGCCCAACGCGTGTAGCACAGAAGACAGTGCACTCACTGTCTGCAGTCGCACCCAATCGGGCAAGACGTAGCCGTAGATAGCCATAAGCAGTAACAGCCACGGTAGTAGCTGTCTGGCGCTGTCACTGATGACGAACTGAAACGCCTTTTCTTTTGAATCCGACAGGAACAAAGTCAAGGCCTCTCTTGTAGAGGATATGCCTTTGATGACACGCAGAGCGGTCATACAATTGGCGTAAACGCCGCTTCCGAAGAAGGCGGCTCGAGCACAAATATTGGCAGTGTCGTCCATCGTAAGAACCCACATGCTGGGTAAAACAAGGCGCAAGTAA